CTCCGACCTCAACAGGCCAAAAACGATTGCATCTGTTTCTTCAAACCACTCGCGCATAACGCCCTCTCGTTTGAACCCGAGGGCTTCGAGCATTTTGATGGCCCGCGCATTGTCGCATTTCGTCCGCATCGTGATCCGCCGAACACGCTCAAAGCAGTAGCGGATGATTTCGCGGAAATCCTTCACACACCACGGGCCGTCGATCGCGACCGTCAACTCAATGTTTCGACCGGGCCTGTAATCGTTTAAAACGACGGCCCCGATACTTTCGCCGTCGCGTTCAACCAAGAGACCAATGAACGGCTGCGCGATGTGGACCTTGAGCCTAGCCAAGATGTACTGACGCGCGGCCTCATCGTCCTGCCTAACCAAGCGCGTTCCCCGTCTCGTAGAGCAGTTCAATGGCCGTCAGTCGAACGTCAGGCGTGATCGAGGTCGATAGCGTCAACTGGATGACCGGCGAAACCGTCGCCCCGAACCCTTCGGCATCCACCCAATAGGAGACATCCGTTAGCGCGGCCGGCCATAGCGCCGTATCCCAAACCGCCGTGTCCCACAGCGCGCCCGTGGCAGGTGCCGAACTCGCGGTTGGCTGGATTGGCTTCGTCGTGTCGAAGTCCACCTTGACGGTGATCTGAGGCGTAACGGTATAGGCCGACTGAAGCCGTGGCCGAACCATCTTCACATGCTTGGTATTCGCCGGGCTGCCGAGATCCGTGTAGGATGGAAACACGGTCCAGGTGTAGTTCTTGCCGTCGTCCTGCCCGCCGGTTTCGGCCTGCATCACCCGGCCGTCAGACGAACCATAATAGAGCGCGTTATTGTAGACCGCGAAGCAGTTTGCATCCCACCCGAGATACCGAGCCCATGCGCCGGTTCTGACATTGGCTACGAACTGCGTAGCATCGCCCGTCGTCGTTTTCGGCAGGTTGATAATGCCCATGCTCTGCAAGGGCCATGTCGTGATCTGCCAGCCGCTCAAGCCCTGCCGAGCCATCACGGCATCCCGCCATGCCGGCGCGATCGGCTTTGTCACGGCGACGTTCTGAAGCGCGATCTGATCCAGCGTCATCACCGAGGACATCGGCACAATGCCGTCCTCCGTCATGATGGCAAGATCGCCGCCAGCCTTCATGATGCAGCGGCGGCCCAAGGGCTTCGAAATCTTGTATAGCCCTTTCAGCGTCCAAGCCGTATCGGCAGGATTAAGCCCGTCATAAATCGCTACCTCACCCTCTGAGGTGATGAGCGTAAAGACCTCATAGAGCCCCGAGTTTGACGAGATCGACCATGACGTTCCGCAAAGCAGATAACCGCCATAGCGGAAGATGCCCGACATATCGACCGACGTTGCCGCGCCGCCAATCGAGTTCACCCCGAGATACCAATAGGTCAGGCTGGCGGTCTGTACCCCGTAGATCCGGTTCTTGAACGGCCACACGAACGCGAGATTGCCGCCGGTCAGGCCCGTAATCGCTGGCGCCGTCACCCATGCCGTGCCGTTGTAGAGCTGAGCAGCATCAACGCCGTTCACCACCATCAACCAGGTGCCGCCGGAGTTGGTGAACTGGATGTACTCAAGATAGGCCGACGAATTGAGACCGGAAACGGCTGCGGCTCCAACCACGCCAGATCCCGTCACGTCGTAAATACCACCGCTGCACCCGGCAAAGAATTTGCTGGTGGTGCCGTTGATGTAGGGGATCAGGCTGTTGACGGCCGCGCTCGGCATGCCCGTGGCATAGGCCGCCGAGCCGCCGCGCATGCGAACGTAATCGAGTTGCGGAAACGCATTGTCGAGAATGTAGGCGGTGCCTTTAGGGGCAGCGGAAAGATTGGCACCGACATACCATCCCTTTGTCGGGCTCGGGATGAACGTAGCCTTAGACGTAGGGAGACGGTTGGTCTGTCCGTTCGTGCTCTTCTGGCGAAGGGCCTGCCTCACGATTGGACCACCGTTATGATTCCGGGGTACTGATCCGTGCTCATGTTCCACGTATTGGTCATGCGCACGATCTTGCCGCCCGCCTCGTGCCCAGCCTTCTTGTCGCGTTCAAGCTGATAGCTCCTGAAATCCTCCGCATAGTCCAGCCCCTTTGACTGCTTCCAGCGCCAGATCAGCCCCAGGCGGAGGATGATCTCTGGAAACAGCGTATAATCGCTGTCACTGGTCCAGCGCGGCTTGCGGGTCAGGCCATCACCCGACACAATCGGGTTGGTCGATCGATATTCACCGTTGACAATCTCGCCGCTTGCAAGCGCCGGCCATATCTCAAGCTGGCCGCCGATCAGCCGCCACACCGGACGCACCGGCATCACCGGCAACGCCTTCAATGCAAGCAAGTCCTGGCTGGAGATCGGACCCTGCAAGGGGATGGACGGATATTTCTGGGACCACAACGCCTGACCCTGAAGGATGCGCTCGAAATCGGACGGCAGCGCAAACAGCGTGGTTGTGCCGTCGCCCGTCAGGGTCATGGCGATGTTCAGATTGCGCCAGTTGAACTCGGAGCCAGTCTGGTCCGCCTCAACCTGCGCAAATGCGAGGAACTTCGTCACGGTCGGATCAGGATTTGAAACAACGCTGCTGGGCTGCGGTTGGCCGCACAGCACCATTGCGTCCTGACAGGCCGTGAGAATTGACATTAAAGCGCCTCGGTCAGTTCGTTGACGGCGTTTTCCTTGCGAGGACGGCCGGGGCCGCGCTTCTCAGGCTCAACGCGGGCAGACAGTTCGGCGAACTGCTTTTCCATGTCGGCAATGCGCTGTTTCAACGCCTCATTTTCCGCAGCATACTTCTGGGCCTCAGCCCCGCCGGCCGCAGCGTCAAGCATCGCCTGTGCCTTGCGCGACCATTCCAGCGCACCCATGCCGAATGCCTGCTTGGCCGTGTCGGAGAGGCTGGCGAGTTGCTCGACCGTGTGCACGTTGACGGCGGCGAATTCCTTCGCCATTGACCGCGACATGGCGGGCCAATGCTTCAGCGGCGTGCCGACAGCCTGTTCCTCTTCCTTCAGCCCGTTCTTGAAACGGGCGTATTCGAGCGCAAAGCGTTCCTTGTCCTGCGCAGTCGCCTCACGCTCGGCGGAATAGTTCTTGTCGCCGGGAATGTGGATGCGGACGAATTCGGTGTCCTTGTAGATCGGCCGCCCTTCCTGCTCTGAGAGGAAGTTCTGCTTGACGGCTTCAATGAAAAACTCAACGTGCAGGCCATGGGATTCAGCCATTGGTATTCCTTCTCTCGTTTGATTGAGATTTAGCTTCCGATTTCTATCCGCTCGGAAATGGCCCTTTCGGCCAGTTCCTTGCTGATGAACACTCCTAGATATTGACGCTTGTACTGCGCCACCCACTTTTGAAGGCGCTCTACATAGAAGACCGATCCGATGCGCTTTGGCGTCCTAATGATCTTCGGATGCGGAGCGTTGCCGGCGCGGTGTCTCTTTAAATTCAACTGATTTTCAGCGTGTGGCACGTCCCGCAAATTCACGATGCGGTTGTCGGCACGGTTTCCGTTGATGTGGTCGATAGTGTTTGCTGGCCACTCGCCATAATGGTGCAGCCATGCAATGCGGTGCGCCTTGTAAGACACGCCGTTAATTCTGATCCGCAGATAGCCGCTTCCATTTGGCTTCTCTGAGATTGGCTTAGTGCCGCTCGTAAGGCGCGCAAACCTGCCGGTGAGTGGATCATAAGAAACCTGACGGCGAACTTCATCCGCCGTCAGGTCGTTTCGCGAAACATGAGGCATATCTGGCTCCTTTGCATATTCGGAATAACCCGAATAATACAACGGAAGTCTATGATTTGCCTAATGTTAGTTAGTCTTAATTGGTTTTATCCACATAAGGCCACATCAGACGGGCCTGTGCCACCAGCGAGTTGGTGATGGTGATGGCAGAGCCGGTCGCGGTCGCGTTGGCCGAAAGCGTGACGCTTGCGACCTTGGTGCCATTCCACTGGATCGATGAGATCGTGGTCGAACCGGGGATGCCCGTTCCGCTCACGGTCGAACCAATCCACGACGGACCGCTGTCGATCGTTAGACCGGAAACATTGGTCAAGACCGGAGAGCCGTTCGTGGTGTTTGCGGTGAACGTACCGCCGACAGCCTTGGTGATGTACAAGCCCACGATGAGCTTGGACGACACAGTGGC